CAGTTGAAGAGTTTCGGGATATGCTGGCACAGCGCAGGGAGTTTCTGTTTAACGTGCGTGCAATCCCATTAAACAGGCACGCACCTGGTGGTAGAAGGCAAGGAGCTTTCGGGGGTGTGTTTGAGTATAAAGCAAAGAAGAATATGAGAAGAAGGTACACAAAATGACAGATGTTCGGGATTATGATTACAAGAATCGGGCTTACTTCTTGGACAAAGCGGAGGAGTTGATTAACGGGCAAAGAGCAAAAGACTACGGTGACTGCCGCATGAATCACCAGAGAATCGCTGATATTTGGGCCGTTATACTCAATACGGAGGTTTCACCCGAACAAGTTGCTGCCTGCATGATAGGACTCAAGCTGGCAAGGCTAGCCAATGATGTAAAGCAGGACGATACTTGGGTAGATATAGCGGGGTATGCCGCGTTAGGCGGGGAGATGAGTCAGGAATGAAACAGTGGAATGAACGGAGGGAGAACATGAAGAAAATTAACGGAGTTGTTCGGGGTTGCCCGCTCCGTTTAATTCCTTCATGTTTATCCACCTAACATTCAGATTCACACAACGGTGTGAGGTATGAGATTAGCATATGACAAATACATATTACAAGCTTCCTGAAGGCAATATTCAGATTTCTTTTTCTGGGGGCAGAACCTCTGCCTACATGCTACATCAGATATTGGAGGAGAATGGTGGCCTGCCAGAGCGAGCCGAAGTTTTGTTCGCAAATACGGGGCGGGAAATGCCTGAGACTCTTGATTTTGTCAATGAGTGTGCAAACGCTTGGGGTATAAGAATCACCTGGTTAGAATATACCCGAACAAATAATAAAGTAGGATACGAACTTGTTAGTCACAATTCTGCCGCTAGAAATGGCGAGCCTTTTGAGTTGTTGATTGACAGTAGGAAGTATCTGCCGAACATAGCCGCTAGATTCTGTACGACAGAGTTGAAGGTGCTTACAATGAAGCGCTACCTTACTAAGGAGTTGGGCTGGAAGAAATGGACAGCTGCGGTGGGTATTAGAGCTGATGAGGCTCATAGAGCTAAGACAGACAGCAAGGATAGGTGGACATACTGGTATCCATTGAAGGACGCGGGCGTGGACAAGAAGGACGTTATAGCGTTCTGGGACAAGCAGAAGTTTAACCTAAAGCTGGCGACAGCCGCAGGAGTTACGCCAAAAGGGAACTGTGATATGTGCTTCCTGAAAAGCGAGGGCGTGCTTGCCGCTATGTCTAAAGAGCATCCAGAGCGTGCGCAGTGGTGGATTGATATGGAAAAAAAGATAGGGTCTACCTTTCGGGATGGCAGGAACATGGAGAACTTTGTGGATTTCGCACAACGTCAGCAGGACTGGATTTTCGAGGAGGAGGGATATTTTTGCCAGAAGGATGATGGCGAATGTCTAGGATAAGACGCAAACAGCAGGAAGAAGAATATCGGCGGAGGATGCGACAGCGGGAATCAAAACCCGAAGAAATGTTCGCATATAAGCAGCACCGCAGCGGAACTCCCTCCAGGCATGTTGAGAAAATATGTTCGGAATGTGACAGCAACTGGGCTTGGTATTCATCAGATTTTGGGAGGACGTGGCAATGCACGGAACATCGAAAAAAATGATAGCGAGGTACGCTCACATAGATTCGCCTTGTCCAGAAGGTTTTGAAGGTGGTAGGTTCTTCTTATTTAGCGCACATCATGGGAGAAATGGATATGGAGCGTGGATTAAAGAAGAGAAACCCGCTGGCGAGAAATGTTCGCCTTCTGGGGAAGAGGATAAAACCTAGCAAAAAAGGAAAAGGTTCGTATAAAAGAAAAGGGCGGTTTAATCACCGCCCCTTTTCTATTTGTGCCCTGCAACAAGTCGTTTCCAGTATTTTTCACTCTTAGGCAATAGCTTCGGCGTGTACTGAGGAGATTTTGCTTTTCCCTTTGGTAAGTGATTGCCAACTGTGCCCTTGTCGCCCCTGTAAGGCTCTGTGACTTGCATACTGTAATTGCAGATAGTCAGGAAGTGTTCATCATCAAAGTCTGGGTCAAGCACCTCATATCTGTCAAAGACGTTAAATAATTCTTCTGGCGACTTCATATGCTTTATTTGACGAAGCCTATGATAATGAGCCTTACGAGCCTCTACATACTTCTCTGCTTCTTCTTTTACATCAATCACCATTTTTACGCTCCTTTAACACTAATTTAATAGTAGCAACGTCTAGCTTAGTCATACCCTTTGCTGGTGTTGCCGCACATTTCTCTAGCCAAGATGTTTCCTGTTCTTGGCAAAGTTTATAATAATACAATCTGGTCATTTCTTATATACCTCTGATTTCGCTTTTCACAATAAAAATAAGAAATATGTTTCTTACTTGTTGACAATATGAACTATCTTATACTATCATGTCAATATGAAAAACGCAAAGAACATGAAGGAGGTTTCATATCATGTCTAAATTATATATGGCCTATGGGTCTAATCTTAACAAGCGTCAAATGTCTTACCGCTGCCCTACCGCCAGAGCCGTAGGTAGCGCTATGATTTACGGTCACGAACTGGTGTTTCGTGGCGTTGCCGACATCGCTAAGTCTAACGATAGCATGTATATCCCCGTAGGTATTTGGGAAATCGAGCCGAGGGACGAGCATGCACTTGATGTTTACGAGGGCTATCCGAACTTGTACGGCAAGGTAAAGATTGCTGGTATCATGACCTATACTATGAATAGGGATAATATCAGTAAGCCTAGTAAGCATTATTTCGACACAATTCTGGAAGGCTATCATGACTTTGGGCTAGACACTAGCTTCTTGTATGATGCCGCAGGATGGGCTGAGTTTGAAGAAAATGAACGCAATAACGTGTTCGGATTAGAGGCGGTGTAATGTCTTTAACTTCTCACCAAAAAGAAATGGTTATTGGGTTGGTTCAAATGAAAATCAATGAGAACGAAGGCTGGGTTAACGAACTGGAAAAGTCTGGTATCGTTGATTTGGACAAGCCAAAAGAAATGTTGCAAACGCTATACAGGCTAAGAGCAAAGGTAAAGGAACTGTAAAATGCAGGGTAAAGAACAGAAAATTATCGATGACATGGTAAATGGCGCAGATGAGTACAAAATGCAAGTCTATAAGAAAGCTGGCAAAGACCTTGTTAAAGCAGAAGAAGTCCTAGTTTACGCCACTACTTTAATTAAAGTCGGCAAGCTTATGATAGATATTGCTAATGAATTGCATGGAAATCATCCCATGATTGCCCGAATGGTTTTGACTAATAGTAAACAACTGTCAACAACCGTTGAATACATGAATAAAGAGCATAAGAAGCTTATGGAGCGAGTAGATGACGCACTTTGATGATTTACTTAGGGGAAAGGGCAAGAAATTGCCCTATCCTATTATGGAAGAGTGTTTTCTTAACGTGAACGATGTAATTCGGGACATGAGAAGAGAACTATCGGAACTGAACTTCAAGGGAGAATATGACGCTGTAAAGCGTAAAATGCCGTGGTTTCGGTTCTTACAGCAGGAGCGGGACAAAGGAAATGTTCGGCTTAGTATCGGTACTAGACCAGTAATGGAGATTGAATAATGTTGTATAACTTCTTTTCTTGGGGGATGATTATGTTCGGGTTAATCCTGTTCTGGTCAACCTATGAACTGATTAAATATATGGAAACAGCCAACGAAATTATCGGTATGCTTTTCTTGGGAGCGATGGGTTCAATTATGTTCTGTTTCGGTGTAATCGCATTGTGGGAACAGTGGCAAAAAGGTCGTTCTTAGTTTGTTCTGGTTGCACTTCATTTAGTTGCAGTGCAACCTTTTTTTCGTGCAACCTTTTTTACGAACATTTTCAATGGCTTAATAGTAGAGGTTGCAGAGGTTGCAAGTTAAAGTAATTTCTTTACAACCTAGTGCTAAGTCATTGAAAACATGTGTGGTTGCAGAGGTTGCACAGGTTGCATATATATATATATGTATGGGGGTCTGCAACCCCCCCATATATACAACATAAACGGAGATAAGAAAACCATGCCAAAGATAGGCGAGGAACTAACTAAGGAACAGGTAGAGGCTGGTTTGAAAAGATTAAAACCAGAACAACAAAAGTTTCTGGATTTGTATTTTAATGGCGATATGACACAGACAGGAGCGGCTAGGGAAGCAGGATATAAAAATCCTACCGTAGCGGCTGTAAGACTGCTCAGGAATCCCATCGTGCAGGAACGCCTTGAGGAGATGCGCCTTGAAGCCAGAACGAAGTACGGGGTCACCGTAGACAAGTCTGTTCGGGACTTGAAAAGACTTCGGGATGAGGCTTGGCAAGTAGGTAAATACGGGGAAGCTATTCGGGCTGAAGAACTGCGTTTGAAGGCAACGGGGCTACTGGTTAATAAAAGCCACGTTATGCATGAGGATGTAACGCAAATGAATCGGGAGCAAGTGCTTGAAAAACTTGCCGAGTTTCAGCGTATGGCAGAGCGTAGGATGAAGAACATTACACCAGAGTCGGATAATGTGGTCGAGATAGCAGAAGATAGCGAAAAAGACCAATAACGCCCAAAAAACACCGTGTAGTCGGGGAGGCGAGGACTTCGGGCTTCGGGAATCGGGGTTTCGGGGAGCTGGCTGCACGATTTGTTCGGGTTTCGGGCCTGCCCCTTCGGGGTCGGGCCTTTTTCTGCGCCTGGAGTGCACTAGATGCCCCTTCGGGGTCGGGA